GATCCGACTACCATCGGAATGCTCAACTGGACACGACCCTGCGCCAGGGGGTCCACGTTGTTGTAGACGGTAGCCGGATAGACTCCGGGCCAGGTCGGTACGGTTCCCTCAGCGGCGGTCGGCAGGGTGCTCGCCCCGTAGTTAAGCCCCATGTAACGCTCCGTTCACTATTCCGTCTACGATGACCCTCTGGTCCTTGGACACCCAGGCCCCGGCATTGTTGTTGCAGTCGACCAGTTCTGGTGATATGGTTACGACACTGGAGATCGGGGGCAGCGGACCCTGGTCGTTCCTAATCATATCGACCTGAGTCGTATACATGTCATTGGTGCTCAGGGTACTGCCCGAGACGACCATGAGGTGCTTTGTCCTAGACAGGAGCCAGTATCCGATGTTGTTGCCCGGAAGCGCGTTGCCATCGAGGTAGACCAGCTTGCCCGGATAGAGTCCCTGGTCACCGAAGAACTCAGCCTGGGCACCAATCCAGAACTGGGACAGCCCGGACCATGCACTCAGAATATTCTGGGCTTCCTGCAATGACGTGGCGACACGTGTCGTATTGATGATGCTGATACCGGTACCTGATGATACAGTCACAGGCTGACCCGTGGTCGAGTCGATAGCCGTGACCTGACGATTGGCCACGGTCGCTCCGGGCAGGTTGTCACCGCGAAGGACAGTGAAGTCCCGCATCGTGTCCTGCTGGTACTGTAGCTTGTCCTGACGGAAGGTGGAGACGCCCTGGACTTGGCTCCCGGCGAAGAAGACGATAGGGTTGACGAAGTACATCGTCCCGCCAGAGACCCAGAACCTGTAGCCCGTCTTCTGGGCGAGGTAGTTCATGAACTGGAAGTCAGACATGGCAGCCTGAGTCAGGTTGGCAATGATGGGAGCACCTGACGAGACGATGCACCGGAAGCCGTACTTCTGGGCGATCGACTTCGCGACGAAGGTCGGCGTGACCGAGCCCCACATGCGTGATGTCTGAGAGTTCATTGGCTTGGAGGTGCCGATGCAGACATAGGTGTACTGAAGGTTGTGCGTGCCGCTCTCTGCGTTCGACATCAGCTCATGGTGATTGACATAGCCGTACCACTTGACCAGGGACCCTGGCTTGCGACCCCAGGACATCTGGACCAGGGCATTGTCGGGCCATGGCTGGATGGCTGACATGTTTTCTGCCCTGTTATACTCAATGCGCATCAGGGCGATGTCATGCAATCCCCAGGACTGCTCAAGGGAGACGTTGATGATCGTGTCGTATACGGGCACGCCATTGACGGAGATCGAGTAGACTACCGGGCCTACCGGTACCTGGAGTGTCACTGCGGGATTCTTATGCTAGCTCCGGGCGTCAGATTATCCCAGAACATGATCTCCGGATTCGCGTTGGCTATCGTCCACCAGGCGGTAGAGTCACCGAGGTAGGAGAAGGCAATCTGGTCGATTCTCTCAAAGCCTGCGACCCGATGCACTAGATAGCTGAAGCTCGAAGCCGTGGGCTGAGGCTGGATGATAGTCGTCCTGTCAATGCCGTCGTTGCCCGTGATAGTCGTCAGGGTGTCATTGACGTACCTGGAATTACCCGTGATCAAATTAACCAGTGACTCCTGCCGCGATCGTCTTGAGTACCTTGGACTTCATGAGTGCCTTCTCCAGTGCCTGTACGAACTGCTGGGCCTGCGTGTTCACGTCGGCAGACGTGTGGTATCCGGTACCCGAGCTGAAGCTGATGCTTCCCTTGTCGAATACGATGGAGACACCGCCGCCGCCGCTTGACGTGATCGGGCTGAACACATGCTGAGCCGTCTGGCCCGTAGTCCAGGGTGCCTGGACAGCCTGTGCCGTCTTAGAGGCATCCATGATCTGCTGACCACCCGAGAGCTTGACAAGCTCAGGGCCACGCTCACCGACCATGGCGACACCAGCCTTGGCACTGCTGGTTCCCGCTGAGTACCAGTTGTAGTTCTGCTCGTGCTGCCAGGCTGCTGTCGGGTTGCCGTAGCGCTGCTTGATGTACTTGAGCATGGCCTCGATCTGGGTCTGGGCGTCGGATGTCTTCGTGTATCCTACCGTCTGCCAGGTAGAGTCTAGGAACTGCCCGATGCCGTAAGCGGTAGACGTGGGATTCTGTGCCCGGTTGTTCCAGCCCGCCTCTCGCATCTCGACATTGTTCAGGGCTGTCCACTGTGAGCCCGTCCATCCGTATCCGGCAGCCAGCCTCTTTCCCATAGCCTCATTGGCTGCATTGGAACCAGAGGCATTGCCACCGGATGCCGTGACCCCGCTTGACACGCCCAGAGTCGAGTCGATAGAGTTACCGATGCCAGCCATGGTGGCACCCATGGAGATCAGGCTGGAAGCGATCGTCCCCATCGTTCCGCCAGCACCACCGGCACCCGAGATGCCGTTTGAGTTGCCCCATGCGACGCCACCGGCAGCACCCTGGACACCCGCCTGTAGGATGATGCCCTTGGCGAGCTGGTTGGTCAGGGTGTTGATAGCCTTGGTAGCAGTCTGTAGCCCGGAAACGAAGGCGGCGTCACCGCCAGCCTGGGTGGCTGTCTGTCCTGCCTGAGTCTGATTGATGCTCTGTAGCATCGACTGGGAGACACCATGAGACTGGAGCCACTTGGTAGCCGACGACTGCTGCGGTCCGCCATTCATGTAGTCAGCGATCTCATTCTGCATCTGGTTCATGGTCACGCCATTGCCAGCCTTCTGGGTCCAGGTGTTAGCCTGCGCCCATGACTGTGACCACTCCGTATACTGATCCTGGGTCATGCCGGTCGCCTGCATCATCTGCGACTGGAAGAGAGGATTGTCAAGGTTGGCGGCGAGTGACTGAGAACCGAAGGTCCCCGTCTTCGAGTTGTAGCCCCCGATGTTGAAGCGCTGGCCAATCGATCCCTCGACGCTCGTCAGGCTGTTGGCCTTGCCCGTGCCTAGCTGTAGCGGCGTAGTGTTGATGCCCATCATCATCATGTTGTATGACGTGTTCGGGTTGAACAGGGCACCAGCGACACCGGCAGAGCCTGTCATGCCCAGGCCCGGATTGGCCATGGCAATACCAGCAGTCGCCTGGAATGGGTTGTTGCCTCGTCCTGCGCCGCCCGTATAGTTAGCCTGGCCTTCCATCTGCGACAGGACAGTCCCGCCCTGGCGGGCGTCGTAGACGTTGTTCGCCATGTTGTTCTGCTGAAGACCGTTGGCTGTCGTTCCGCCGAAGTTAGTACCGATGGCAGACTGAGAGCTGACGTTCCAGAAGCCAGCCTGAGTATAGCCATAGGTGTTGATCTGGGCCTGTGGATTGAGCTGGTTGACACCCTGCTGGGTCGTCACGTTATAGGCTGATGACGCCAGGTTGGCGAGTACCTGGGTCGCTGAGAATGCGCCAGAAGCGCCGCCTAGGATAGACCCCAGCCCGCCTCCGCTGCTCCCGCCCATGCTGTAAGGATTAGTGCCCGTCGTCCCGCCAGAGCCGTTGTTGCCCGCTCCGAAGCCGCCGGTCGTGAAGGTCGCCCCCTGAGCCTGGCTTGCCATAGCCGGGCTCGTCGTTGTACCATTGCCGTTAGTCATCCCCTGAATCGACATAGACAGGCTGACGACGCTCTGGTTCAGGCGGTCGAGGCTCGCCTGTAGGTCATTCGAACCCGCGACTGTTCCGCCCAGTGGGTCAAACTGCGGTGCTGGTGGCATTGTTCTCCTTCGGTCTCATCCAAGTGTAATGCCCGGTATCATGAAGGTGTACCCCTGGACAGGAGAACCATGACTTCCCTATTCGCGCCTCAGTTCAACTACACGGGCACCTACGAGCTTCCTGGCCTGAGTGCTACGCCGAACAAGATCAACCTCAAGCTTCCCGACCGTGGCCCGAAGACTCCCAAGGACCCGACACCCGAAGAGACTCCGACGAGTAACCCTGAGACTCCGGGGACTCCCAATTCGGCTGACGTATCGGGTACCCTTGGCCTCTCCGGTGGCAAGCAGGCAAGACTTAACTCCATGATCGGCATGGGTGCGTCTAACTCTATGGCTGCCTCGAACACCAAGGCCAATGAGATGCCTGTCTCTGCGAACGCATCCCCGGCTTCTCCAAGCTATGTCAGCATGAACAAGTTCTATGACGCACTGCCCGGAAGCACACCGCCTGAGGTCTCCATCCCGAAGCCCTCGACTGTCTCTACCGGAGGCGGGGGCTTCTCCTGGGGCGGTCTGGGCCATGACATCGCCAGCGGCTTCGACACGACGCGTCATGCTGTCGCCTCCGGGGCTGACGCCGTGAACAACGTCGCCCAGAACCACTACGTCAAGGACGTCATGAGCTTCGGAGATCCCCTGCACTCACAGGGGATCGCGGGAATTACGAGCCCGTCGAAGGTCGCCACGCCGCCGCTTGAGGGCACAGTACTCCCGAAGGCAGCACCGACAGGCGTCTCACAGGGTGCCTCCAGGGTCATCCAGGGGAGTGTCGAGCCCAGTGAGTACAGCGCTCCTGGGAGCCTGGGATCGGGCAGCAACGCCATCGGGCCTGGTTCGTACTCATCCCAGTTCAAGGGACAGGGATTCGGGCGCGACATGATCGCCAGGTCTCAGCAGGCATCCGCCAAGGCTGCTGCGAATTCGAGTGACCTGTGGAGCGAGCTATCAGGCGACGCGGGCAGTGCTGCGAGTGATCTGGGGAGCGTGGCTGGCGACCTGGCCTCAGCCCTGTAACTTCTTCTTAGGATGGGCGACCTTTCTGGGAGCCACGTAGTTCGACAGGTTACCATAGGGGTCCAGAATGCCCTGTGCCAGTGCTCCCGTCTTGTTAGACGACGCATTGGTGCTCGGCAGTAGCTGGAATGAGATGTCCATCGTCGCCCGGAATGGCACGTTGTCCGCAGTGAACTGCGTGTAGTTGACATCCCAGCCAGAGACGAAGCCATAATAGGCGAGCTGACTCTGTAGTGCGGGCACGTGAGACTTCCTATTGGCTGCATGAGGCACTGGCTGCCCGAAATAGACCCACGAGAAAATGTTCGTCATGATGCCGCCCTTGTTGACTACCTTGGGCGTCTTGGCTGAGGCACCGGCAGCCAGGTTCGACAGCATCCCCGTGAACTGCATCATCTGCATGACATCAGCCTGCACGCCGATGATCGCCGGGTCGTTGATCTGGCCATTGGGCTTATGGTAGTTGACTTCGTACGTCCGGTCGAAGTAGAGTGTCCATGAGACGGACTGAGACAGCGGGATGGCGATCGTTGACGAGGCACCCGGCATGTTATAGAGCAGGCTTGCCTGAGCCGTAGTGACCTCAGTCGCGAAGCTCGCCATGATGTTCTGGGGATTGAACAGGAACTTGAAGACAGACCGACCGTGGTAGGGTCCTCCGCTATAGCCCATGCCATTACCCCCGGCGACATCCCAGATCATGTAGCCATGCTGGAGTACCGGGTGCTCACCCAGGGGAGCCGTGCTCGGGTTGTATAGCTGGGGCGCGAAAGCGGGCTGATTTAGAGGTACTTGTGTGTTTGCCATTCGTTCTGTTCCCTGATCCGCTTTTCCATCTCGATGGCTTCCTCAGACCAGTGTACCCAATGGCGTCTCACCCGGACTGGCATGGCCAGGATGTCCGAGTAAGGCACCTTGAGGTACTTCATCAGAAACCCGGCGTCAGCCATTGTCTGCTTGTAGAACAGGCCCTTAAAGGACGACGACAAGCTCAAGAAACATGTCCACGACCCCGAGTGCCAGGGTCACATCCTTCTGGCACTCTTCGTGCTTGAAGGTCACCGCCATGTAGCGCGGGCCTGGCTGCTTCTCTGTGACCGCCCGGAGGATGGCCTGCCTGTCAGGGATAGAGAGACGACCGATCTCGGACGGGCGCTCCGGAATACGCATCGTCCTGCCGTCACGCTCGATCGTCTTGACACAGCGGCGCAGCAGCTCTGAGTTCCTCTCGGAGGCAGTCCAGTCCTTGTTGCTGGCAGCCTTCTGGTCAAGACCATTCGGGAAGCGGACGACCGCCTTGCCACCCTTGCGCAGAGGGACCTCGAACTGGACTTCTTCGAGAGGATTCTCCAGGCGAACACGCTCAAGGTCGTTCATGAGGCTGAACTTGAGGTCTGACTCGCCATTGCAGTGAGGGCACTTCCAGCCCTCGATGGCGAACTCGTCGCCGTAGGTGGCTGCCCGGATAGCGATCAGAAGTTCGTCGCGATCACCGATCAGGAGGTTGCCCAGCAGTTCAGGCGTAGCCTTCTGGCCACCGATGGTCTCCGTGCCACGCTGGATGACGACATCAAGGAAGTGGAAGGCGTCGTTCGACTTCATCGCCCTGGACAGGGCTTCCTCATCACTTCCGTTAAGCTCGCGGACAGTCGCCTGGCGGTATACCTGGCCACCCCATACGAGACCTCCGGGCAGCTCAACGAGATCACCTTCCGGGTCTTCGATCTCAGGGAGATCATTACTGAAGAGCCGGTCGACGATCTCGTTCATGTTCGCCGCGTTGGCTAGGACTTCATCCCTGGTGTAATCTGCATCCATGTAAGCTCCTAAGTCGGGATTATCCTATCAGAGAGAGACGGACTGAGTAACGCTGTTCGCGATCTTCAGGTCCCATCCCTCGTGGGCCAGAGTCATCTGGGAGATGAGAAGCTGGTTTGCGCCAGCGTCAAGATCAGAGTAGGCTACCGAGGTAGGCCAAGCGTTGTAGATCTTGAAGATGGCATTGACCGGGGCGTTGGCTCCGGTGATAGGGTGGCCAAGCACGCCGACGTGGATGGTCGCACGGAAGTCGCTGCCGACACCATTCGGGAACTGGCCCGTAGTGTCATAGGCGCTCGATGACGTGCCCTGGGCGACCTGGAATAGCTGCTTGAGCCAGTAGAGTTCGTATGAAGCCCCGACTGCGACGCCACGTGAGAGCACGACCGGGCTGAAGTCAGCCTGGCCCGGCATCTTCTGGGTCGTCGTGTTCATGTTGCCAGCTCTGTAGGCGATCACGGAGACTGTCACATTCAGCCCGGCGACGGACATGAAGCCAGCAGAGATAGGAGATCCAGCCGGTGAGTTAGCCGTGCCCCTGCCGATCGGGCTGATCGTGACCGTGAACTTGAAGTTCCTGAGCGGGTCAGTAGCGATACGCGCAGCGGTATTGGTCTGGGTGACCTGAGTCGCCATTTATTGCTCCTTACGAGCTAACCGTGGTAGTAGCCCCAGACTGCTGCTGGGAGAGGCTGATGACCACGAATTCTGCGGGTGACGCCACTGCCACTGCGACCTGGGCGTTTACGACTCCAGCCTGGACTGTCGTCGGAGTGTTGACAGTGCTGTCACAGATGACCTGGAAGGATGTCGCTGGCGTCGTGCCTGCCAGGACCCCTGCCTGCATCTGGCCCGTCAGGTAGTTCGTGATGACGTTGGTCAGGTTCTGCCAGAGTGTCGGGGTGTTGTTCTGGAAGACCGCGAAGGAAGTAATAGCGGTCAGGTCATTCGCGATCTTGAGAATGACGCGTGAGTTGTTGACGTACCTAGCCGGGTAGGAAGCCTGCGTCGTCAGGGCACCGTAGATGCAGAAGCCCGCCTGAGGCACAATCTTGACCGGGTTGACCATCGCAGTCTCAAGGATTGCCAGGTCAGCAGGAGTGAAGTATGCTTCTAGGGCGACCGCGTTGAGGATGGCTGTGTTGCCAGCCGGTGCCTGGGCGATCGAGTACAGCAGGTCGTTCTGCTCCCAGTAGCCTAGGACAGCACCGCCCGGAGGCAGCCAGCGGGTAGCACCGGATGCTGTTGACAGGGGATCTGGGATTGACAGCCATGGCCCGTAGATCGCAGCTACCGTGCTCGCAGCCACGCCCGATGTAGTCATGGCAGCCATGGCAGAGGCGACGGAGGCTGAGCTTGACTGACCGCCCTGGAACTGGCTGTCGACGACCAGGTAGACATTGCCTACTGCCGCCGCCCAGGTCAGGAGGTTATTGATCAGGGTGTACAGGATTGATCCGGTCAGGCTGGTGTCAGGCAGGTTGAGGTTGATGACCTGGTTGCCGAATGACGTCAGGTGACCCTGGTTCCATGCTGGAGTGCTAGGAGCCGTTCCTCCGTAAGCCGTGCTGCCCGTGATGGCCCAGTTGAGGTCGATCGCGGTGGTACCGTCAGATCCTGAGACGCTGGCTGACAGCGGGTTGTTGTTACCCGTGGTCGTAGAGCCCAGGGCAGTCGGGGTAGACACGGTAGCCGGGTCGTTCGTTCCCGCGATGTAGCTCGTCGGAAGCCCGGACAGGATGACGTAGGATGAGCCTGATGTCGTAGAGTTGACGACGCTAGCAGCGTATCTTGACGACTGAGGATTCAGGCTGATGCCATTCCATGATTCGACCAGGAAGGCGCTTGTCGTACCGCCCTGGAAGATCTGGAGGTTAAAGTTGGTCGTAGATGATCCGGCACCGCTCGGAGTCGTGATAGTGAAGTAGATCTGATTTCCGTAGACGCCCGGATTCTTCGCCGTGATGACCAGCGCCGCTCCTGTTACGCCAGAGGTATTGCTCGACGGTGGAAGAGCCCCGGTGGTAGTCGGGGTGGCAGCGATAGTAAAGCTGGTTCCGAGAGCAGTCGGTGATCCCAGTGTCTGCTGGCGCTTAGCCGTGGCGGAACCGGCACCTGCCAGTGAGCAGTAGACATAGTAACCTGTGGCGGTACCACTGGCGACCGGAGAAGTAATGATCAGCTCACCAGTTGATCCAAGGACGGCAGGAGTAGCCGTGCTGCCCGTGGTCTCTCCAACAGGGTCTACATAGGTCACGATTACCTGGTAGGTCCCGGCAGCCAGTGTGCCCGTGCCTGTGGTCGGCGTGACAGTCGGTGCGGCGGGTGCGGTCAGAAGGGGCTCAACCGGGAGGACGGATGCCGAAGCCTGAACCGCGTCAGAGTTGGGCACGCGGAATGTGTAGCAGCCGGTGCCGCCGTTCGTGAAGAACTGGTAGACGGCGAATGGCAGGTAGCTCGATGAGCCCGAAGTGAATCCGCCGTATAGCTGTACGAACTGCTGCCAGGACGACAGGAAGGTCGGCACGGTAGGACCGACGTTATAGTTCGCAGCGAAGCACGCGACCGGCACGCCCGGTGCCTGCCCGGCGCTCGTCGCCAGCGGTGCAGAGGTCTGGTTGACGAAAACCCCTGGTCGCGTGTATGTTGCCATTGACTCTCCTAGTTCAGGACGTTGAGGGCACTGTTCATGCCGACTGAGAGGATTCCGGTGTTCTGGACTATCCCTGCCGGGGTAGTCAGGTCGATCGGTGTCAGGTCGCCGTAGACAGATAGGTCAAGTCCCATAGCGTTTACAGGAATAAGTGTACCGCCGAAAGCCGTCGAGGCTTCTAGGTACTCGACCAGCTCAGTGTAGACACGGACACGGTAGACTACCTTGAAGAGGCGCTTGCCGTCCTCGTCCTTTCCATAGCCTTCTTCCGGGCCACCCAGGAGACGCATGGTCCTCAGGGTACCGTCCTGAGGAATCCACATCGCGCCGTGCTTGGCAGGCAGGCGGTACAGCCCGGCGAGGGTGGCGATCGTAGGCTGTACGTGGGCTGACCAGAATCGGGCATACAGTGTGACCTGGTAGTCAAGGTTGTAGGGAGTCGGTGCGTACTCGGTGTAGTACGGGCTGTTCATCGGGGTCACAGCCTGACCGAAGGATGTCCACGATGGCGAGCCCTCAGGCGCGTAAGGGAGCTGATAGTAGGTTCCCGACTGCATACGCTCCTGATCAGGGTAGATGCCAGCGTGCTCTACGATAATCACCGGGTAGGTCAGGTTGGCAAGCTCGTCCTGGGGCAGGCGATACCTCACGCCGATCTCACGACCACCGGCAGGAGCATTAGCGTCCTGAACTGTCAGCCCCTGGAGACGATTTTTCATCGCAGCGTCTTCGTAAATTGCGGAGCCAAGGCACCCTAATCACCAGCCCTTTCATACCGACCTAGGCATTCATCTACACTGCGTCCATCGTCTTCGATGTAAGCGATGGCGTTCTTCATGAAGTCTACGTTATCTCGGAACATCCCGATACCAGAGTTGCATTGCTGGCAGAGCAGGCCTCGAATACGAAACTCGTCAGATACATGGTTGTGATCCCGGTAGATCTTCCCCAACTCACCGTGGCAGATAGCACATCCTCCGCCCTGGGCGCGGAGAACCTCTTCCTCCATCGCTGTGGTAAGACCATACTTCTGCTTCTTGAAGCTATCGAACTTGCACGTTCGGCAGTAGCGTTCCCCGGAGCTGTAGTGACCAAGATGAGGAGACCCTGATAGCAGAGAGTGACCGTTCGGGCAAAAGTCAATAAGCCATGTCAGGTGCTCGGGCGACAGGCACAACTTGTTCGAGCATCCGAAAGACCCGTTAGGACGCCACGACTTGAAGGGCTTGTCATGCCCGAGAATTTCCTTCCATACCCAGCTGCGCATATGGCCACCGGAAGAATCTGTGCTAGATGAGTAGTATCGTGGATGCCCGGTCCTGTTGACCGGGCCAGTCCACACCATACATCCCGTGTCCCGGTGCTCACACATGCTACGGAACAGCTCTTGTGTCATCGGCGGGTTAGCTCGCGTCACTGCGTTCCTCCTTGAAGGGTATAGAGTCCTCCTGGACTCCACTCCTTAAAGATTGTATCATTGACAAGCTCATCGGGCTTGACCTGAGTCGTGGAGATTGCTACGATGATGTCACGACGCTGCATCTGGCCCCGGATCGAGATCTGGACGACACGGAAGACCTTCCTGTCATAGACGACACGATCCTTGAGGTACTTGCCCGTCTTGATGTCCTCGTAGTCCATGCCAGCCTGTAGTACCTTGTCGAAGGCGACGATCAGGGCGGCGTCATCGTTGAAGTAGAAGCCGTTCTCTGAGTTCTCGTTGGCACCCTCGACGTGCTCGATATGCTGAGCCTGGATTCGGACAGGAGGATTGTAGACTAGGCCATTGCCTACTGGCTCATCATAGATGGGGTCGATATCCGATAGGCCCGGATTGAACCGGTAGTAGTCAGCCCAGTCACCATCGACAGACTGCCAGCCAGCGAGGGCATTGAATATGTCATTGGTCTCGTAAGTAGTCGGGATTAAATCTCCCACGCTTCCAATCCAAACGACTCATCCCGACTCCCCCTTTCGCAAGACCCATTCCGCGAACAACCGTAGCTGTTCAGGAGAGGCGTCTCTCTTCATGCTGTTCGCTAGATGACTAATAACCTGTATATTGCCCGGAATGTAACCAAGTTCAGGTATGATCCGATCAAGACTCGGCGCGTTGTGCTGTGGACCGCGCCCTACACCAGGATACAGGGGAATTCCCATAACAGGGCAAACATCTGGGATGATAATATCTTCTCGTGTGATCGTATGCGGCACGCCTGCCTTCCTGGCGCGCTTCTTAGAGCTTGATACCATCATAGACGTGATGTTGGCATCTCGCCACTTCTTACGACGCTCAGGCTTACTAGAAGGGCTGAACTTGTTGGCGTTTATCGCATGAGGCTTGCAGTACGTGCTAAGACCGCTCTTAGTCTGAGTACTGGTGTAGAACTCAGACTCGTCCTTGGGCTCGGCACACTTAGGGCACTTTTTCATGTCCTAAGTTTAACACCAAAAGCTTACTGTGTTGTAGTCGAGCCTGGACATTACTTCATCCTCGTCTTGTAGCCCTTGTCGCCGCGCTCGCCCAGCGTGTTGCGTGACTTCTGCTCTTCCGGGCTGCGGGTGAAGCTCTGTGACCAGGACTCATGTACTGCGTCGGGACGGGCAGCAGGCTCGTCTGAGAGGTCAGTCGCCGGTAGCGGAATGCCCAGGCGAGCAGCCACGGCAGCCCTGTGATGACCGCCGCCCTGGATCTGGTAGTTGCCAGCCCGGTCATTGAACCGGACTCCGACAGGCGTCTGGAATCCGTTCTGCTTGACATGAGACTCAAGCCTTGACATGTAGTCGGGCTCACGGTTATAGTAGGTGTCAGCCAGGGCGGGAAGGCTCTTTCCCCTGACGCCCGGATCGCTCCCGACTACATGACCGAACTGCTCCGGTGAGAATTCCATTAGTAAATACCGCCGCCGTAGTTCCACAGCGGGCTAGGAATGCCAGATACGTCATCGTTGCGGTGATCGACAGCCGGGATCTCACGGACTGGCCAGCGGTGGTCGTCGAACTCCTGTGGCTTGAAGAGAGGAACGAGACGCCCGGTCGTCCTAGAAACACGGCGTAGCTGCAATGTCTCCATGCGGTACATGCCGACATTGAGCTGACCGCAGTAGTCCATGTACCTCTGCGTCAGCGCGGTCATCTGCTCCATGATCTGACGGTAACGCCCGGAACGGTCGATGACGGTTCCCTCAGCCGTCTGGACATTGGCGTCGGAGGCTGCGTCATTAGCCAGAGCCCAGAAGCAGTTGATCGTCGTAAGCGTCTCTACGAGAGGCTCTTCGATCGCTGGAAGGTTCTGTAGGCTCTTCGGGGTCTCACGGTAGTCGATGAAACCACGGGCATCCAGGTAACGCTCCTCGATCTCAGTCGCATAGGTATGCTGGCGTACTGAGTCGATAGCGATCCGGGCAAGCTCGTCATCGGAGAAGAGACTCCATGCCACGCCGACCATGAGCAGAGTCGAGTTGACGGCGACCGGAGCCCCCAGGAATACCTGTCCCACGTCAGGATTGAGGTAGAAGGCGATAGCCGTGTCATCACGCCAGTAGGCAGTACCGCCCGGAGCGGGGGTATGCGCGGTGTTAGTCTGGAGCGCGGTGTAGAAGTAGTTGTTATTGACAACCTGCGCGTTGACAGCATAGGTTGAAGTAGGAGACCAGGGCAGGGCGGTCGAGTAGTCAAGCAGTACCTGCTGGGAAGATCCTGTGATGACAGTAACTGATAGCAGATTCGAGGTGTTGATCTCCTGCTTGGGCAGGTCGAACCAGACCGTCTGACCGTCTCCCAGAGCCGTCGTGCGAAATGGCGTCGGAGGATCACCGATCTGGAGACGGACCCTGGAAATCAGGTCACTTAGACGCATCTCGCTCCTAGTTGCTAGGGTACATATAGTTCCATCTGTCAGAAGCGAGCTGCCGCATCCCGAACTGGGATGGGGTTCCTGCCCCAACACCCATTGTAATGGATGAATTAAGTGTGACCAGTGCATTCGATGCGATGACCAGGATCTTGACGATGATGGACGTGCCACCAATTGAGAAGTCGGATCTCGAACCAGCGTAGTCATTGAACGTGACGTGGATAGATACCGAGAAGGTATCGTGAGCGCCAGCGGTGTCAAATGGACTGGCTGAGGCATGAATGCTGATCGACTGGTTGGACCCGGCATTGTCAGAGAAGGATACGGGAGTAGGACCAGAGGTGGTGATCTCCGTATCAACCCAGTAGTTGGCTGAGTTAAACGTCTGAGTCGGGTACAGCAAAGAACTATTTGTACCATAAGCGTTTTGCCCGCCTGTCGAAGAAGCGTTATTGGGCGCAGACAGGGGTCCGCTGGCGATGCCGCCGGAACCGGAACCGGTATCCCAGTAATGGGAGGTGGCTGTATACCAGAGAGAGCCTGCGGTGCCCTGGAAAACGCACGCCATGTAGGCGGTGCCAGGCGCCAGAGATGGAGGCGTCGCGAACGCTGCCCGCACCCACCCCGACCCGGCGGCTCCTGACCAGGACGCCGTTTCAGAGTAAATGAAAGCCTGAGTCGTGGCATTGAACAGCGCTATGGACTGCGGCAAGATCGCCGCCGTGGGAGCCGAGTAGAACCACATTGCCGTCAGGTTCGCTACGGTGCTGACGGAGACCTGGACCCCGAACGTGTAGCTGCTCAAATCAGCGACAACAGTCCCCGGACTGGACGGCTGACCGAAAAGAGTATAGACAGCCATTAGCTAAGAGATGCTGAGTACCCGAAGTTGAGGATAGCCGTGGCATTCCATGTCTGCCCGGATACCTTGGTCCCCTGCGAGCTGATGCCGTGATTGATGAAGATACCGGATACAGTCACACCGGAGGCAGTGCCATTGTCGATTCCTAGTTCATTCCACGCGAAATTGGCCACGCCAGTACCGAATGTAGACGCAAAAGTCAGCGTCGATACAGCCGAAGACGTATTGATCACCGGGGCACCGGAGACTAGCTGGAAGTAAGAAGTAGTCGAACCGCCGCCGGTATCACCGCCTAGAGTCGTATCGGCAGCCGTGGCTGCTGTGCTGCTGGTGCCTACGCCGATCCTGCCCGCTGCTGAAGAGAACTTCGTCCCGATGCTGGTACCTGCAACGCCGCCCAGCAACGCCGCCCAGCCAAGCTCCGTGATGAGATTAGCGTTCTCGTGAACCGTCTCAAGATACGGCGTGACACCAAGATCGTCGAAATCACGGGCGGTAGGATCGAATAGCAGTCCCTTGCGTTCCTTGACCCACAGCGTCTGCCCTGCATCCCAGCGGCGGACCTTGAAGGTAGTCTGGACAGAACTGAATTCATGCATTAGCTGCTCACCTGGAACGTTACCTGTAGGTTAAACTGGCTGTTGCCCGGAGATCCAGTAGCTGACCGGCGAATCCAGACGGGGTATACGGAGCGTGGACCGATGTTGCCCATCAGGACGCCACCGGCAGACGTGCTGGACGGAGGCACCCAGGAGGCGATTCCAGCGGGGAGAACATAGGGAGATGAAATAAGCACAGCCTGAGGCGAGGTTGACGTGAAGGCAGTGGCTCCGGTAGGGTCAAGACCTAGTGCCCAGTCAATCGAGGCAGAGGTCACGGTAGACGCCGGAATCCAGGCAATAGCAGAGACCATCGTCGTCGTCGTATTCGAGTTATAGACGAAGGCGCACTGGTAGTCAACCTGCATGGCTGCGTTCTGCGGACCCGTGAGATCAGGGAAGAAATTGTTCTGGGCGACAGTAAGATCGATCTGTGTCGTCGAGCAGAAGTGCCCGTTCGAGTTATACACAGAACCGGCATTGGCGTAGCCGGCACTTGCACTGGGAGCCCCCAGGAGGTACTGTACGTCTGCTGCGATCACGTCAGTCCCACCTGGAATGTGCCCGGAGCGATCTGGATCGACTGAGTTGACAGAACCTGAGCCGGGACCGGCACTGTCCATAGGTAGATCAGCAGACCGTTGAGTACCGTCGATGCCAGCGGGACATAGCCGCCCGTGTCGGAAGCGGGGATGGCCATGAGAGCCGTCCAGCCGATCGGTAGCGACTGATTAGCCGTATACGGGCCAAAGGTCAGGAGGTTGGTGTTCGTGACTACAGAGGGCGTTGCAGCCGTCCCCAGGCCCAGGGTGACGGGCTGGCGCAGGTATCCCGATGTAGTGTCCTCGATGGGTGCCACGTCTGAGATCAGGTTGGCCACGGTACCGCCCGAGCCCGCCGTCGAAGGATCGGCAGTCAGGAGTGCCATGTAGTAGTCATACGGGCCAGTAACCCAGGCGGACGTGTGCTGGTCATAGACATTGATCGCGGCACCGTTGATCCACTCCTGGCCCGGAATCCATGTTCCGGGCGCGGAGCCTCCGATGAACGGCACTGCCTGTCCGGAGAACTTGTTCGCGAGGAACTGCTCCCCGATCTGGGTTAGCTGGCCCGGCATGTGACTCCTAGCAAATAACGGTAGGTCCGTGCCAGTAAGGCATTGGGACTGGCTGTGGCTGTACCCAGAACGCAGAGTCCGGGTACCTTGGTTCTGAGATCCTGATCGTCTTCATCAGTGCGATGTCGAGTTCAAGAGTCTCAATGCGCTCGCGGAGCCTATCCAGCTCCAGTTCTAGTTCCTCGTTAGTCACCTGGTCCCCTCCTGTTCATTGCAAGCATCTGATCTCTATATGCCTGTCTTAGACTCAAGTCTACACTCTTCCTTGGGTCTGCCAGGACTTCCTGGTACTCTACTGCTAGTTTCGCTCGCTCTGACTTCACATGCATGTACGGAATGACTTGCTGAAGAACCGCAATTCCAGCCGGGCCACCAGAGTTCCATTTGTATGATGCCTTATACCCAGGTCGTTCAGCTTGATTCAGGCCAATTGATCCGATACCGGTCACATCTCTCAGCCATTCCAGCATAGGCATGTACGTATTTGAAACCGAAATAACAATACGTGGTTGCCCGTTGCTGTGCCGGTAGATACCTACGTGACCATCAGCATCTATCATTCCAGCGATATAGGCTGCCTGTGCTTCAGTGAGCCGATTTGGCATGGTAATCCTGCGATTTGTCATCGCTGAACCAGAACATATCTTTGAGCAGTATTTAGTTTTTCTAGGTGGACGACCCGTCCCGCCCACTTCAAACTTTCCGTCGCAGACGGGGCAGGTCTTGACCTCAGGAACTATCTTGGATACCATGGATATATCATAGCATACCCAAGAATCAATCGCCGTAGGTGTATCCAAGGAACTCAAGGTGATCAGCCAGCTCGGCGTCGACCGTGTACCAGCGACCCTCTTCGAAGCTGTGAGTGTTCAGGCTGCCCAGTTCGGGAGCCTTGAGCATCGTGCCTCGCTCGTCGTAGATGCCCGGTGATACGACCTGGCGACCGAAGGTCATGTCATCGATGGCTGCCATGACCCTGATACGGCGCGTCGGTACCTCGACCTCGATGTCCTCGACCTCAAGCTCGCCAGCCTCGTTGTGGGAGGTAACGCGGGTAAGGCTTCCGACCCCGGTCGAATAGTCGACCTCCGTGCGGCGCTTCTCGCGAGTCTCGTCATCGAGAGCACGAGCGACCTGTGTCTTGGTCTCTTCCTTCTCACGGGCAGCCTGGGCTGCTAGCTGCTGTCCGCGTACTCCGGTCAGGTCGCCTGGGCGCTTGCGCTGTGTCCTGCTGCTTGCTGGTGGCATGTCTACCCCTTATAGTTTCCTAGTGACAATGACAGTCTACCGCAAGCTTGACAGGCGGTAGAGGGAAGGCTAGGCTGGTCCTATGAGACGAATGACCTACATCGCTCCGTCGTGCCCGGATGGCTACACGGAGAAGGATCTTGAGATCATCATGGGAGACCGTCTGCCCGAATTCCATAAGTGGATGACGGGCCAGACGTGTTCCCTATGTGAAGGCAAGAAGTACAACCACGCCACGCAGCAGTATCAGTCAACGGTATGCTCTGGAATGTTCCCCGGCATGGTGGTCTCCCGTGACGAGGTGCTTGACGGTCATGGGATGATCACGTATACATGGGACGTGGACAGGTTCCTCAAGGGCCTGCCCGTCATCGACTAGGAGGACATATGGGAACGACAATGATCACTGCCGAGGGCTATCACGACCTCACAGGCGGCGAGCTAGGAGCTATGCAGGCCATCCTCGATGAGGACAACAAGATCCTCGTCTCCTACGACTTCAATACGAACGACGACGGTGTTGACATCGATGGCCCGGTCAGGGTCGTGCAGGGCAGCCTGCCCAAGACCAGCTACCTGAACATCTACGCAATGTGCAACGACCTGTTCGACCGCCTGTCGCCTGAGGACAGCATGGAGTAATGGCGGACGAGGACTGCACGACATGCAACGGTGATGGAACTATCATTGTTCGCATAGTACGACCTGAAGCGGGTCCTCCGAAGACCATAACATGCCCCGTGTGCCACGGCAGCAGAAAGAAGTAGTCATGCCATATTGTTGCACAGGAGCCAAGGGCGGCGACCATTTGGATGGTTGTGAGCACAGGAGATCCAAGGTCGCTGCCGTACTAGGCATCGGTCGTGTAGGAAAGCACCGAAAGACGGGTGACAAGTCCTGCACCACATCCTGGTCTACAGGCAGGAATATTCACGTCCATTACTGCGGACAGGTGCCCAGTCACGCGGGAAACCACACCTGTCGCACGTCTGGATGCACCGAGACCAAGAATTGACAACAGGAGCCTTCGAGGATAGGCTCCTTTCACTAAACAAACGGAGGAAATATGCGCAAGAGTGTCAAGGGTGCCGTCATCGGTGCTGTCACCACGGCTGTCGTAGCGTCAGTCACCGGGCTTAGCGCCCCGACTGCTCTGGCAGAAACGTCGAGCACTATCCCAGGCAATGGCTGGGTCAGTACCCAGACAGTACCTGACTACATCCTCTCTGATGACGGTGCGTCCGTGAATTACACGCCCGGAACGGTGCTGTTCTCGACTTCATGGAACCCCAGGTTCGGCAAGTCATGGCAGGACACGTACCTCGTCACCGGATACTCGCATGGTGCGAACTCGACCGATCAGGCGGGGTCGTATGGCAAGTACGTCTACAAGATGCCCCTACAGGTCAGTTCTTCGTCTCAGTTCACCGGGAAGATGACCTACAGCGTCAGCCCGGATTTCTCCGGTCGCCCCGGATGGGACATCTGGCTGTCACCGAAGGGGAGCCAGGGCGTTGACACGTCTGCTTCGAGTCTGGAGGCCAACCCGCGCACGGTGGAGATCCTGCTTCAGCCCGGCAATGAGTCATTCGAGTCAAACCCTGGCTACGACAGGCTCTTCTACGGCGTGGGCTCTCTCACAGACGTGAACCTCGGCGCTTACGTCCAGAAGGGCCTGGCCTACCTTGGCCTTACTCCGTCGGACTACTACTGGGCGGCGGTCGACGGAGGCGTCGAGATGACGCAGGGCTCGTTCACCATGAACAGCTATGCCCTGTCTGTAACGGTCAATGCGTCTGACGGCTCGAAGACCGTCAAGACCCCCGACTGGGGAGCAACGGCTACTGCCACGACGCACGCCAGTACCAAGAAGAGCGAGAGCAGGCCCAAGGTAAAGGCCAAGCCCAAGACACACGCACAGAAGAAGCTGACTGTGACGGAGAAGATTGCTCCAGCCAGTGATGTCACACAGCCCAAGTCGGGCACGTCGGTCATCCTGTACGCCCTGATCGGGCTGGGCATTCTGGGACTCGGAGTAGTCTCCGCAGTCGTCTGGCGCAGGCGTCGCAGGAGGGCTTGACGCCCGGTGCCACTGGCGGTAAGCTACCGGTAACAAGGAGGCAATATGAATTCACATCTCATGGCTGCGCACATCATGGCAGCAGGAGTATCGACGGCGGGCATTCCCACTAGCTTCATGTGGGGACTGATCGTCGGTCTCGTCATCGGTCTTATCCTTCGGGGCAAGTTCTGATGACCGGGCATAGCTCGGATAGTAATTGCAGGTACTCCTGGGGGATCTGCGACATGCGTTCTGGTGTCCGTGAACTCCCGCATGTCTGTAACGAGGAGGGCAGGCATCTGCTTCATGTCTGCATGGTCTGCGGAGTGCCTCAGGCATAATGGTAAGGAGGAACAATGTTCGGCAGGCTCACGAAGGTAACGATCACCACAGCAGAGCGCACGTTCTGCGGTGAGGCGTGTTCCGATTGTCACGCCAGTAATCCGGGCTGTACGATGTCCGTGGGGCACAACAAGACTCACGGGCACTACAGCAACGGTGGTGACGGAGGTTGCGGTCACAGATGGGGGAGGTGACTGACCGAACACGCCTGAATTGTGGAGTAGGGTAGAAACGCGGGCAAAGTGGCCCGCCTTACGAAAGGTGTCATTATGAACCTGGAAATTATCCCGCTTCAGGACGGTAACCCGCACGCTGAAGTTCAGCACGTAGAAGTACGTGACTCAGAGACCGGCAGCATCGAGGCTTCGGCTGACTGGTACAGCAGGACAGGTGACCCAAGGCAGTACCGCGTCACCCGTATCCAGACCCGCGAAGCAACCGATACGACCATGCTGACCCGTCAGGAGCTTCTTGACGAGGTTGAGAAGCAGGCATGGGAGAAGCCCGGAAACACCTACGGGCTGAACGACCGCGACTCCGAGGACAAGATCAGGGCAGTACCGGCTGATCGCCAGGACACCATGCGTGTTCAGGAGCCCCAGACCGCTCCCGCAGACCCGGCGAACCCGGCTCAGTCAAGGGTCGGCAACTTCATCAACAACTAGCAGAAGGCCCGGACAATGGGGTCCGGGCCTCAGCCGTTTGACATACCAGTACCGCCGTCATAGACTCCTGTCATGGAGGACGCAGAGACGCTAGCCTGCAATGACAATACTACTCACATAGAGCCCCACTACTGGCAGAATCCCCATGATGGCAAGACGTACTTCTGCCCGGGGCACACGGAGGTCAGGTAAACCATGTATCAATGCCCGTATTGCCCGGAGAAGTTTCAGCTCCTGATCACGCTCTCACAGCACGTAGCAGCGGCTCATCCCAAGAGGGGGAAGTAATGGCCTGCGGAGTAAATGGTCACGTATGGGAGGACGACGAAGACGGCTGGTCCTACTTCGGCAAGGGAAAGTCGGGCAAGGAAGAGGACCACAAGGGCCAGACCTGCCGGAAGTGCGGAGAGTCCCAGCTCCTGAAGCGAAACCATTCACATCAGAACGTCGGTGACATGTGTGCCCTGTGCGGTCGCGGCAGCGGAAGAGGTCGCTGGCGTTGACATTCCGGGCGACGCGGTGTAGGTTACATCCACGGAGGGAGGTGATGAAATGACCACAGGAGAAGTTATTCTGAAGCGCCGACTTGATCGGTTGGAAAACGCTTTTACTGCTCTTCTGAACAGTCTAGACAGCAATGAATTCGTTGGTGCAAATCCGATCACAGGTGGAGTTGCTGCCAATGCAAGGGAAGCCATGCGGGAGACGCTAGGCGAATAGCTGACACTGAGGACCAATCACTGTACCATGTACCATCTGGTGTCACAAACTAGTTGACATTAAGTCCATGCCCCTGATACACTAGGGGCATGGACCAAACATGTAAAAATGATCTCAAGCCTGTTTATTCCAAGGGCTTGTGCCAGCAGTGTTATGACAGGCAGAAGTCATCCGCCCGGAATTACAAGAAGGCTGAGTGCCGAAACGGGCATCCTTTTGTCGAGGGCAGCTTCGAGACATCGACTAGTAATAAGCGCCTCTGTTTGATATGCAAGGAAGAGAACAAGAAAACGCACTGCCCGCAAGGGCATGAGTACGTCAAAGATAATATCTATATGGTCAATGGCAGTCCCCAGTGCAAGATCTGTCGCAACCAGCGTATGCGTGACAGACGACCAGCTAGGGGTATCGGTGCTGGAGGAGTCAACAAGGCAAAGACTCATTGTCCCCAAGGCCACGAGTACAGTGAGGAAAACACCCTTCAAAACAAGGATGGGCGCAGAGGGTGCAGAGCTTGTGCTAACACCAATAGCAGAATACAAAGAGTAAAAGCACACGGAATCACGCCAGAGCAATATGAAGAACTCCTAATTGCGCAGGACTATAGATGCCCTGGCTGCAATGAGGTTCTAGAAGACAGATCGGGCCAAGCTATAGATCACGACCACGTGTGCTGCCCGGAAGTCTTTTCTTGCGGCAGATGCATTAGAGGAATACTCTGCAAATCATGTAATACGGTTCTAGGGTTTGCTAAAGATAGATCTGAAACACTAAGAAATCTCGCTGACTACCTGGAGAAATAGAAGAAGCCCGGTCCTGATGGACCGGGCTTGACTTCCTAAGTCTGGTGTGTTAGACTTATAATATCTGGGGTCAGTTCGTCCTTACAACCGTGACGGCTTGGTCCGTGATCAGGCCAAGACCCCAGATGGAGTACCACGCAAGTCCGTGCTCACGTCCGTAGTCGAGGATACCGGCGTCACGAAGCTCAACCGGAAGGCTGATCGCGTGACCGAAGGCATTGTCCCCGATGAAGATCGCGTCGTAGTACAGGGCGGTGCCTGAACCACCGGACAGGTTGGAAACGAGGTCGTTCCATACCTGGGTCGTCTCGATGAAGACGATATCGTTGATGCGACCGATCTCACCAAGCATGAAATTGCCCGGTGCCGCGTACTTGGTCACTTCCGTCCATTCCGGGTCGTCACGAAGCTGACGTGACTGGTGAGGGTGGACGAAGCCGACGTAGCTGTCTCCGAGCCTCGGGACGTTCTTGGTGCTCAGGGTCTCAGCAACGTCCTTGGTCACGGATGCGGTGAAGGCGAAGTTACCCGCGCTCAGACCGGTCGTGCCATTGCCCGTCGCCGGAACACCATGGTCGTACGGGCTAAGCGGTGTACGAACAGCCGACGCGAGCGCTGGCTTGTTGTAACCGTATAGGAGGCTGGTCGCCTGACGAAGGGTGTCTCGGGCTGAACCGTCTAGGTAGAGCGCCATGTTCCTGCCCAGAAGACGTGCGGCAGAAGCCATGACGTCATCGAAGCTGGCGTTCAGAAGAAGCTCGGTCACGGCAACGGCGAAGCCCTGCTCTGCGACGGAGATGTCGAACTGGGAAGCGGTCAGGGCGACAGGCTCAAGGCGAACGCCTTCAACTAGCTGCGATGCACTCGGGAGGTTGTTGTACCTCATGAAGTGAATCGTGAGTCCGGGCTGCACGCCCAGCTCTGTCTTCTTGACAGCGAACTGCTCAAAGCGAAGCACAGGCATCGCCATGAACAGAATTTCCTTCGACCAAAGCTGCTGAATCGCCGGGGTCAGGTTGCTGTTGGTGCCAGCATAGGCGGTCGGACTCCCCGCAAGGAAGTTCGTACCTGTAATTGCGCTTCCTGCCATTTGCAGTCCTTCTCTTCTTGACTAAGCAGGCGGTTTGCCCTGCTGACACTTACGAGTATAGGGTATGTTTCCAGAGTAGTTGATAAAAGCTACGGAGTGTGGCCCGGATTAGTCGAACAGACCGCGACCCGATCCTGAAGGCATTCCGACACGCTTGCGGAGTGCTGCGTAGTCAGACATGCTCATGCCCGCGATCTCCTGGGCGGACACCTGACGGTCTCCCTGGGCGTCCATTGGTCCTACTCCGTTGGTCCCCGCTGCCGGTGCGACACCTGGCATCTGTGACCTCTGGCGCAGGCCAGCCTGGCGCATGTTCTCGACGATCTGAGCCGTCTTCGCCTTGAGCATCTCGATGCTCGCCTCGACTGAGGTCTCATCCTCGCCGGTAATGAAGTCAACCAGTTCAGGAGCGATGCTCTCGGATTCTTCTACGACCCTCCGCTGGATGTAGTTCTGCATCCTCATGTACTTCAGTTCCTGCTGGTACATGGCTTCGCTGCGCTCGCGCTCAGCCTGCATCTCAGCGAAACGGGCATCCGTCTCCTGGCGCAGGTGCTCTGCGAACTCCTTGGCTGACATCTCAGCCTCGCTGGCCTTCTTGCGTTCAGCCTCGATCTGTGCGAGGCGGTCAGCCTCGGTCTTCTCCTGGGCCTTCTGGAACTTGCGGAGTTCCTTCAGCTCGTCGTCCATCGCCTTCTGGCGCTCGTCAGCCTTGGACAACTGAGGGTATAGCTTGTCCCTCTCCTGTGTCCTGGCGCTGTTGAGCATCTCATCGACCTGTTCCTTGGAGAAGAACTTGTCGGTGCCGCCCGGAGCCGGTGGTGTTACCTCTTCGGTCATTGCAGACATGATGTCTCTTTCTACGAATAATCCCCTTGGTCCTGACTCATTCTACTAGCTAGTTGCTAACTGCTGTAGCCAGGATCTTCTGAGTTGCCCGAAGGCAGGCGACGCTGGGCGAGCTTGGTGCCGTAAGCCTGGGTTACCAGATCCTTCAGCATTGTGCCCGATCCTGCATTCATGATAGCCCCGATGTCACCAAGGCCCGGAAGGCTAGGTAGCTGCATACCGCCGCCGTTGACGGCAGGCTGCTTCTCGGTCGTCTTCTTGGTCTTGGTACCGTCAGCCTTGGTCGTCGTGGACTCGGATGTCTCGCCAGGTCCGACCGGAGTACCGGCACCCTCTGGGATGACACCCGTGAGCATCATGATCATGGCGTCTACCTGAGTCGTCAGGATGCGCTTGGCAGCATCCATCTTGACGTCATCCATCTGCTCCATGAAGAGTTCCTGAAGCTTCTCGTCAGGGAACTGCTCACCGAGCTTGGAGAGTGCGCCCTGCTTGGACTCAAGTCCGAGCATCAGCTCAGCCTGGATCTCGTTCAGCACGACGAGCTGGTCCTGAGGCAGCGGCGGCGGGAACATCACGTCGATATTGTAGACCTGAGGATCGACAGGGTTGACGAACGGAGCCTGATCGTCACGCATGATGCCATCAGTGTCAGGGTTGTAGTAGACCTGCTCTGGCTCGAAGAGGAAGAGTGTCTTCAGGCACATCTGGGAGATCTTGCGGAAGCCATTGCCGTACTGGGTCTTCTTGAGGTTGTACTTCATGACGGTAGGCATGTACTGGATCGCCAGGGCGACTCCGGAGGTATTCGAGATCTGCTGCTCGGCACCCATGGCATTCTGGGGCACGCCCATCAGCTCGTGCATCCAGAGCTTGATCATGTTCATGAACTCGATAGCCGGTGCGAGACCCTCTGCCCCGCCCTGTAGGTTCTCTACACGGGCATCCTTGTTAGCCAGCGCCCAGATCTTGTTGGCACCCTTCTCAAGGTTGGATGCCTTCGCGCCCGTGATGACGGTGACCGGGGCGACATGGTAGTTGATGATGTCAAGGATGTCAGTAGCTAGCTCATTGAAGGTACGGTTAAGCGGGATGATGTCAATGACATCGCTGAGTCCCCATGGAGAAGCCGCTACGGGCTTGTTCGGGATGTGGACAACAGGAATGAAGCCGAGAGGATTCGGACGGCGGTCGATCAGCTCGTCATTGATGTATTCCTCGATGTACTGATCGGTGATGATCTCGACATAGGTGTTGACCATTCTCGTGCCCTCTGGGGCAGTCGACCAGAATCGGTACTTGAGCTTGAAGCGGAGCATCCTGTCCTTGTCATGGGGATGCCATTCAGGGAAGCAGAAGCTCGGGTTCAGGGGAAGGATGCGGACTCTGCCCGGAACTGGATCGCCTGTCGCCTCATTGACATAGGCGGGCTCGTAGGCTACCTTGACGAAGACATCGCCGTAGACAGAACCCAGGTTGCCCATGCCCCAGAGCAGCTCGTCCTTGCGGTTGTCCTGGTTCCATACACGGTCGAGAAGGGCAGGAGTGATGTGGGTGAAGGCAGGGTCGACCTGAAACATGACCGACTTGCTGAAGGTGAAGTTCGTCAGGTAGTCTGAGAACGCAGCGACGTAGTTAGCCGTGAGCTGAGGCTCGCCCGGCGGACGCCTGTAGGCCCAGTGATGGCCCAGGTAGAAGGCTGCGGAGTTCGCGTAACGTGTGAGGCGCATACCATGGATCTCGAACTCCTCGTCAGAGAGTTCGATCAGGCCAAGCGGGGAGACAGCGATCGTCAGGTCAGAGCCTGATGCCCTGGCTGACGGGCTGATAAAGTCAAGTGCCATCGTTTCCCCTTGCGCCGAATATACTCCTATGTTACCGTGACGACTCCAATAGTCTAGCGGACTTGACAACAGGTAACTAGTTGATAGACTACTCCAGAAGGAGGAAGATGAAGCTACCTAATAGCATCACATGGATTAGAAAGCCCAAGGAGCCCAGTCTTGATGAGGAGCTGCTGGAATTCTCATTCCTGAGCACCCACAGGAAGTGGGCCTTCCGGCTCCTGGCTGTCATCGTTGTCATCGCCACGGTCGCGGGCCTCTCGGAGAGCTTTAACGGGCTCTACATCTGGTTCAGCACCCACGGAATCACCGGATTCTGGGCTGACTTCGCCCCGCTGCTTCTGGACTCGTTCACCGTCATCGGTGAGCTGGCCATCTTCGGTGCCCTGACTGCTCCGAGACACTGGCACTGGCGCAAGCGCTTCCTGCCATGGGTCGGAATCATCCTGGGCCTAGGCGGATCAGTCGCAGGCAACGTCGGTGACAAGGCGGGCCACCCGCTGAGCTGGCAGTTGACGGCTATGATCCCCCCGCTGGCTGGTGCCTTCGGAATCATGATCGGCTTCTCGGTCCTCAAGTCACTAGCGGGCGAGAAGGCTGAAACCCTGATCAGGAAGCGGGCGACGGCTATCAAGGTCAGCGCGGAAAGGATCGAGCCCGTCGAGCTTGAGAAGCCAACGGTACACAGGGGGATTGACGTGCTGATTCCTCCGGTGCCCGAAGCGGCTCAGAGCATCGAGCCCGTTCCGGTCGAGAGCATCGAGTCAGGAAGGTCAGCGTTCGATGTCAGCAATGACTTCGCCATGACCCGTGTCCAGTTGCCCAAGCCTACCGGCGTGGTCGGGGAGACAGGTCAGTTCCCGGCGCTGCCATAACATGCGGTGCCAGGGTTAGATTACCGGCAGCCTCATGGAAAGAAGCTGAGTCAAACCTGGTGGGCTTGCCCGCCGCGAGGGCAGTTCCGTAGGGAGAATAGCTTCCGGGGACTGCCCTCTCAGCCGTCTTCTCCGCGTATCCTTCTACACGACCCCGCCCGGTACTATTTCCGGGGGCCATGGCAGCCTCGAACTGAAGCGGGTTGAGACGGTGCTGTGTCGCATGATGGGCTTCGTGGACGATCAGCCTGTGAGTCTGCTGCTCTCGCTCTGGTGAGCCTGCGGACATGCCTGAGGGGGCTCCTGCGAAGCGCATCGACTGGTCGGTGTGCCGGTAAGCCCCGGCGTGCTGAACGGAGTCGTCGTTGAAGCGGACCTTGTTGATGTGCTGGACAGTCTCCAGCGGGACGCGCCGCTGATACAGGGCGTTGGCGAGGTACTTGTGCTCGAAGGCATTACCGCCGTAGGATGTGAATGAATCGGCGTAGTCCTCCGGGGTAGCCATTATTCATCCGTTCCGTAGATAAACTGCGTGTACTCAGCGATCGAGTCGAAGTCACCCTCTCCCCTCTGACGCCAGCGGTGACGCTGGACAGCGGCGGTCCTGATGCGGGTGTTGATAGCATCCCTCCGGTGATCAGGAGCTGCCTCAAGAATGCGGCGGTTGGCATCAGCGACCGCGTACTTGGTCAGGGGAGTCGTCTCGTCCCCGTCCTGTTCGGGACGGGGACGGCGATCGTTGTAGAAGTCAGTCAAGGTTAGTCCCCCTATACTCTTCCAGGTATTTAATCGCCGAATCCAGTCTACTCTTATCGTCATCAAAATTGCCCAGACCATGATTGCATTTCTGGCAAATAAGACCTCTAGCGCATTGTCCGCAAGATCTATTGCCCGAACAGCATGAATGATCATGGTCTACTACCAGAGGCAGATCTCTATAGCAAATCTTGCACAATCCATTCTGTTCTTGCATCAACAGCAAATATGACTCATAAGACATCTTGTACGTAGTCCTGAGCCAGCGTTCCCTCTGGTATTCCGCAGTACCCACCTGGTTGACTGATTTACGGAGCCTGCTAGCAGATTCTCTTTGAGCACAACCGCATGAACCAAGTCTCCCCTTCGTGTATGTCTCGCAGAGCTGCCTGAATCGAACATCTCTTAGCGTTCCGCAATCACATTTACAAGGGAAAAAAGCGTCGTTGTTCCTGCCTGATCTGTAAAAGTCACCTGCTACCGTCCATCTGCCGAACTGATCTCCGGTGCGTACGGTAGCAGGTGATCTCCTGGTTCTTTTTGCATTAGTCATGCATTAAGCATACACTAATCACAGATCAGTCCCTGACGACCGCCGCCGACGGACGCTCGGTCCTCGCACCCGAAAGGCTGACCTGGATGTAGTTCTGCTCTGCCTCAGGACTTGAACCGCCCATGAAGGCACGGAGATAGGTCGGGGCCTCTACCCAGGAAGCTGAGCCAACGTGGACGCGCTCGCGCATCGTCTCTTCTGGCCACTTCTCGTAGACATTGCGGTTGTGACCGCGCCCGTCATCGATGTATCCCTGCTTCATGCCGTTGACAAACTCCATCGGCAGATCGGTGTCGGTCGCAAGACCTTCCTCGAAGCGCAGCGGACCACGACCGCCCGGCATATCCGGGGCGACCTTGACCTCGTAGACACTCGACTGCTGCTGGGGCACTACAGGTGCCGGTGCTAGAGTCATTGTTTCTCCTTTAGTTACAACCAGTGTAGGCTATCCAGCAGCCTGGATCTCGTAGGTCGGAGTCCCGGTGCTCAGCAGACCAATGACTAGTCCGGGGTCAGCGGAGAATGTGCTCCCGCCAGCCAGGCTTGACATCGGGGTGACAGTGCCCGGATTCGTCATCGTTGACGGGTTGGTGCTCGCGTTGTAGGCTGCACCATTGCCGACCTGGATGACTCCGCGAGGGATGACGGTCTGGACCTGTGACCAGACACCGAGACCATTGGCGATCTCGATCGTCTCTCCGGGCTCGATCTCCACGGAGCCGGTCTCAGGGTCAGTGTCAGTCGGTGCGACGCCATTGGAGGTAACGTAGATCAGCCCGGTCGCGCCCGTGTTGGTGATCGTCGCGTATCCGAAACGGTCAGCGAATGACACGGTGTCAGCCTGAGCAGCCACCAGGATTCCGCTGTAAGTCGAAATCCCAGAGGCCACAGGGAAGTTAGCCATGAGGCTCCTAGCTAAGAACTGTCTCGGTAAGGGCGAATTCATATAGAGAAATGTCCGAGTAGCCGGAACCGAGTGCGTCTACCATAGCCTTTACAGTAGTCTCCAGATCCGTTGAATCTGAAGAAGTTGTCCCAGGCATTAGCAGC